GATGGATAAATAAATTTGTCATAATTTAAATATTTAGAATCAATATTATTAAAATATTTATCAATAAAATTATTATTGCCTATTTTAATAAAATTTTCGTCTTGTATTTTAGCATTAATTGTTTCATTATTTATAGAATTATTTGATTGATCTAAAACATTTAATGAAAAGAATTGTTTTACTATATTATTTTTATCAGAATTTTCAAATGTTTCACAAGTAGATATATTCTTTTTATTTTCAAAATAATCAAATATATATTTAGAGTTATTTAAATAATAATTTTTTTCTTTAGTTCTGAGAGATTTTATAATATTTTTATACTTAGCAATATTCTCTAATATTTCCAGTTTTTTTTTTGATTTATTTAACATTAATTCTAGTTTTTCAATTTGTTTTAAATATTTAGGAATAACCACTTCTTCATTATATTTAAAAGATTTTATTATTTCATTATGTTTGCTATCCAATGTTGTTTTAATTGTATTAATTTTTTTCATTGATTAGAGACTATATTTTTAATATAATAAAAATTTATATAATAATAATGTTTAATTATTTATTATTTAATTAATTTAATTATTTATTATTAAATAATTTAATTATTTAATACTTTAATAACTTTTTATTATTTAATTAATTAAATTAAATTAAATTAAATTATAAAAAATTTTTTTCTTTAGGAATATTATAAAAAAATGGCTGGTGGATTAATGCAATTAGTCGCCTATGGCGCTCAAGATGTTTATTTAACAGGTAATCCTCAAATTACCTTTTGGAAAGTAACTTACCGTCGTCATACCAACTTTGCGATGGAATCAATTGAACAAACTTTCAATGGTCAAGCCGATTTTGGTCGCCGTGTAACATGCACTATTTCACGCAATGGTGATTTAGCTTACCGCACCTATTTACAAATTACTCTTCCTGAAATTGGTCAATCGTTAGGCAGTGGCAATGTATATGCTAGATGGTTAGACTTCCCTGGTGAGCAATTAATTTCACAAGTAGAAGTTGAAATTGGTGGCCAGCGTATTGACCGTCAATATGGTGACTGGATGCACATCTGGTGCCAATTAACTCTATCAAAAGAACAAGAGCGTGGATACTATAAAATGATTGGTAATACTACTCAATTAACATATGTTTGTGACCCACTCTTTTCGGAAGTTGATGGTCCTTGCTCTACTGATGGTATTCGTCAAGTATGTGCTCCACGCAATGCTCTACCAGAAACAACTTTATATGTTCCATTACAGTTCTGGTATTGCCGTAATCCCGGTTTAGCTCTACCGCTAATTGCTTTACAATACCACGAAGTAAAAATTAATTTAGACATTCGCAATATTGAAGAATGCTTATGGGCGGTAAGTAGTATTGATGGAACTGGTACAAAAATTGTCAATGCTTACAAACAATCGCTAGCTGCTGCTTCGCTATTTGTTGATTACATTTTCTTAGATACTGATGAGCGCAGACGCATGGCCCAAAACCCACACGAATATTTAATTGAACAGCTACAGTTCACTGGTGATGAGTCAGTCGGTTCGTCATCAAACAAAATTAAATTAAATTTAAATCATCCATGCAAAGAATTAATATGGGTTGTTCAACCAGATGCTAATGTTGATTATTGTGCGTCAACAACTGCTAGCAATGATTTAAATAGATTATTAGGTGCTCAACCTTTTAACTATACAGATGCTTTTGATGCTTTACCAAATGCGGTTCATGCTTTTGGTGGTAAAACCAACATAACTTCATCTGGAGGTGGCAACAGTTTTATTAATACAAGTGGAATGTTCCAAGACCCATTTGCCAATGACATTAATGTAAGTGCAAGTGGTGCTTGGGGTGGTACTACTAATACCAGTGACTCGGGTGTCTCAGATGCGGGAACTTTCGTTTTAGCTGAAACTGCCTTAGACATGCATTGCTGGGGTGAAAACCCAGTCGTTGTTGCCAAATTACAGTTAAACGGTCAAGACAGATTTTCGGAACGTGAAGGCACATACTTCGATTTAGTTCAGCCTTTCCAGCACCACACTCGCGCGCCAGACACTGGTATTAATGTTTACTCATTTGCATTAAGACCAGAAGAACATCAGCCATCCGGCACATGCAACTTCTCGCGAATTGACAATGCCACCTTACAGTTAGTTCTATCTAATGCTACAGTTTCGGGTGTAAGCACTGCTAAAGTTCGCGTTTATGCCGTTAACTACAATGTTCTCCGCATTATGTCAGGTATGGGTGGTCTAGCTTACTCGAATTAAATAACTTAATTTATTTATTTTCAATTAAAGTTTTATTTTATTAAAACAAAACTTTAATGCTTTACTTTAATGCTTTAAAATATAATATTTTAAAGTATATAAGTATTACGATGAATACATCTTTGGTCATTAGTAGTTTTTATATTACATATATTTTTTTACTTACTACTTCAGTAATTACATTTATTGAAGCATTGCGAAGTCCTATTCCACAAGTTCGTCATATTTTAAATTTAGAAACATGTATTTCTGTTATTGCTAGTTATTTTTATGGATTATTTATAGAACAAATAAATAAATCGCAAAAGAATGACTTAAAAAAGAATGACTTAAAAAAGAATGACTTAACAAAGAATGACTCAACAAAAGACGAATCTATAAAAGATGATAATCGTGATTCTGTTGATGAACTGCCTTTAGCAAAAATTAACACTATGCGCTATTCCGATTGGGTAATCACTACTCCTTTTATGTTATTAGCACTTTCTATGTTATTAGGTTATGAAAATAAAATACCAGTTAGATTTAAGCCATTTTTATTGGTTTTATTTTTTAATCTTTTAATGTTAGGATTTGGATATAGTGGAGAAATAGGTTTATTAAATAGAAATTTAGCAAGTTTTATGGGTTTTATATTCTTATTTTTAACATTTGGCACAATTTGGAAACTATTTATGACAAGTTTAAAAGCAACATACCAATCTAAATTAATATTTTGGTTATACTTAGGATTGTGGTCTTTATATGGCGTATTTTATCACGCAAATGAAGCAATTAAACTAATAGGATATAATATGTTAGACTTAACTGCCAAAGCATTTGTTGGAATTTTCTTTTGGTTATATTTAACAAAATCTGTAATATTTTAATGTAATATTTTTATATAAATGAGCGACATTTCAAATATTATGATAAAAAAAGAAGAATGTAAGAGAGAAAGAAAGCATAATGCTGTAAAACTACCTGCTAATATAGAACAATCTAGTATACCTATTTATGTTAATTATTATAAAGAATGTTATGACCAAAAAAATAAATGTTATAGAGAATATTTTAAGATAGAAAAACATCCTCACAATATACATAATAAATTATATGTATCATCTAAATCAAATAAAATAAGTATATTAGAAAAATTAGAAGAAATAAAAAAAATGTTGTTAATTATTGAAGAAGAATATGAAATAACTAACAAAAATAATGAAACTACACAAGTTATAAAAACAGAGGAGCAAGTTGTAAAAACGGAGGAGCAAGTTGTAAAAACGGAGGAGCAAGTTGTAAAAACGGAGGAGCAAGTTATAAAAACGGAGGAGCAAGTTGTAAAAACGGATGAGCAAGTAGTTAATATTTCACAAAATAAAAAAATTTCAATTGTACTGCCAAAATATATTAGTATTAAAAAACACGAAACACATGCTAATAATTATTATTTAATATATGATAAAAAGTCAGGATCTAAAAGAAATACCTTAAAAGCATTGTGTTCAACTTCAACATTATTAAATACCAATTTGGAATTATTTATAAAAAAAATAGAACAAAAATTTGCTACATAATACATTATAAAAATTATATAAATATATTATTACTATTAATTTTGTAATGTTTTTAAAATTAAAAGCAAAAAATTATAAATTTAAAATATTAGTATTAAATGATGATATAATGTATTATGTTAATAATTTAACAAATATAAAATGTCATATTTGCAATAAAAAATATAAACTACAGCACGATTTTTTTAAAAAACAAAATAAATTTTATTATTGCTCTAAAAATTGTTATCATTTTATTTAATTAAAATGGATTTTTAGCTTCTATTAACCATTGGCAACAGTTAGTATCTAAAATTCTTGTATTATTAAAATGTTTTTTTAATAATTCAACAATATTTACACTATAAGGACTAGGCGGATCATACTTATATATTTGATCAGCAATACCTATATACACTAAACCATCTGGATTTAGAAGTTCTTTAATTTTATTCATTATATTAGTATATTGTAAATAAGGCATATTCCATAAAAAGCATGTAATTACATCAAATTTATTATAATTGTCCATTGTTAATAAATCTTGCTTTAAAAGTGTAATTTTTTTATTAACCCACATCTCATGAAAGCGTGAAGAGTCTATATCAATACCTACTACACTTGATGCACCAACTCTTACTAATTTTTCACAATTTGCTCCACTTCTTGTTCCAATATCTAAGCAGTTTTTACTAATAAAATTACAGCAATTTTTCAATAATTGAGTATAAACCTCACGATCATAATAATCATTAATCATTTTTTATTAAAAAAATGTTTTCAAATTTTTTATCAATTTTTTAGTTTTATGCCTTAAAACAATGTATTATAATAAATTTCACTTATTACTTCTATTAATTCATTTGCTAATTTGTTTTCATCAATATCAAAGAAGCAATGTATTTTATCGAGGATTAATGAGGCTTCATCATGTGGCCACAGTTCCCTGTCTCCTGGTTCGCGCAATAGTGTATTATATACATAAGTAATTACAGGAATATCTTCACAAGTCTTCACAAGTTATGCTAACTTTCTTTATATGTTCAATATAATCTTGAACAAATGGCAAATCTATAGCAAATGTTGCATCAGTAAATGTTTCGGGATCTTTATCCAGTCTATATTTCAAATATTCAATTATTAAAATTTCATTAACATAAGCATCACAAATGGTTTGCGCACATATGTTTTTAAATTTATTTTCTATAAATGCTCCTGTCATCAATTCAATGTTAAGATGGGGTTCATAATTAGTTTTTTCAATAAGCATTTGCTGTTTTAGCATTTTATAGTAAATATTGATTACTAATTATTAAAAATTAGTAATCAATTTTTTTAGCAAAATAATTTTTTATTATTTGTTATTTTATTTAATATGGATAAAATTTACTATCTTGTATAAAATCCCAAATTTACATCTAAATTAATAGGAAAATTACTATGTTGTAAAACAGATTTTTTATAACAGCCTCTGCCGTTAAAACGTGTTTCTATTTGAACATTTTCAATATTATTAAGAGGAATTACTAGTCTAATCTGTAATCTTTCATTTGGTAAAGCATTAATGCCTTTCCTAGAAGCTCGTTCTTTAATAATACTTGAATAATTGGTGCTACCTAAAAATCTAAATGGTGAGTTTTTTTTATTTCTATAATATATTCTAAAAAGTGATGAAGAATTTACAGCATCAATCAATTGATAATCTTTAATACCTTGGTTTTGTCCTGAATAAAATACTTCGTACTCACCGGTTAATATATTTGTAAGTATTCTATCTTCGCCAGAATAATCGTAAACATAATTACCAATACTTCTTATTTCTTCTGCAGTAATTGTAATTATTACAACCATTTTTTATATAAATATGAAATACAAAGGACTTATTATATTATTTATACCCATAACATAAGTTATAAAAATATTTCAATTTTTTTAGCATAATAATTTTTTTATTTAAAAATATTAAAAACAAAATATTAAAAACAAAAAAAAATTGATTATATATTTTAATAAATTTATTATTAACATTATAACATTAATATATTATGGCACTATTTACTCAAGAAGTTGTTGCTATTATTGATCGTTCCGGTTCTATGTGTGGTAAAGAGCAAGATACTATTGGTGGAGTAAACTCTTCGCTTGAAGTTATTAAGCAAGATTTAAAACCAAATGAGCAGGTAAATGTATCTATTAAATTATTTGACCACGAAGAAAAAATGTTAATTAAGTCATTAAATATTAATGAGGTTAGACCAATCGAATTAAGACAATTTGTTCCCCGCGGACAAACAGCGTTATATGATGCTATTGGTTCAACTCTAACTTATTTTATGGAGAAAAAACTTCATAATCCAAATTGTTATGACAAGTGCTTAATTTATGTTGCTACAGATGGTTGTGAAAATTGTAGTAAAAACTTTAATGCAAAGTCTCTTAAAAAACTTATTGACAGTGCACAAAAATCATATAATATTGAAATCCTTTATTTAGGTGCTAATCAAGATGCTATTTTAGAAGCATCAAAAATTGGTATTTTACCAACTCATGCAATTAATTATAGTGAAACACAAGATGAGTGTATGTCAGCATATAGGTCTGTTGGAAATGTTGTAAATAGGCAAAAAAGTAATATGAATACTGCATTTACACAAATTGAACGTTCACAATCTTGTATCACTACACCGCCACCAACTCCTCGTAGTTCTAGTGAACCGCCTCGTTTAGTACGTCAAAAAGCTATTGTATCTCCTACAAATTAAGCATTAAAAATAATTTATAAAAATAAAAAAGATGTTTTGCATTGGGTGGGGTTCGAACCCACGAGGCTTGCGCCATGCGAACTTGAGTCGCACCCCTTAGACCGCTCGGGCACCAATGCTAAAAAAATGAATAGATTATTACAATCTATTATTTTAACTTGTATAATAATCTTTATATTATTTTTTTAATTAGTATAAGTTTAATAAATAATATTAATAAATAATATTATACATACACAAAATTATTTCTTATATATTTATTGCTATGATAAATCAGGGGAACATAAAATATTGAACTTATATTTATAATATATAACTTTAGTTGTTGTTGTTTTGTCATATATACATAAACATATTTAATATCAAATGTTCCAAATGTTGCCCAATAACACCATAATAAATTAATAAAACATGCTAAAAATGATTGGTAAAATGTCACATTTTTAGGTATATAAATATTTACATATATAAATGGTAAATTATGCAAAATCATATTTCCAATATGAAAAAGCGGGAGTGAAATTCTTTTTCTAATTGCCATTCTCCTAAAAGTTGTGTTATCTATAAAATATGCACCATTAAATGTTATAAAAATTATGTGATTCCAACAATAACTTATACTATATAAATAATCATAAGTTATATAATTATTGTAAGGTTTAAAATAACATAAAATAAATAAGGCCAAGTTTATATTTGTAAAAGGAATAATATTCTCTCTAATAATAAACTCCATAATTCAAATAAAAATTAATAATTATTAGTTAAGAGTAATAAATATTTAAATGCTATTGTTTAATAATTATTTGCTATACATTTTTTCTGTAAATTTATTTTAGTATGTTATATAAAATATAATATATAAATAATGGCAACTAGACAAGCACCATCAGAAAGTGCGAATGACTTTACATTAGGAACAAAGAAACGCGGCAATGATGGTAATATGTGGGTCATAATACAAACAAAAAATAGTAAGCGGTGGTCTAAATTAAATGAAAATAAATTACAAAAAACTAAAAAGAATCAAAAAAACAATCAAACAAACAATCAAAATAAAACTAAAAAAAATATTATTCATATAAGCAAAAAAAACACCATTTCAGTAGATAAATTAAGACAACTACTAAAAAAATATAATGTAACAACAAGAGGTTCAAAAGAAAAGATGGCTCAAGGGTTAGTTAGAGTAAGCAATTTTTTAATCGAAAGCAAGGATTTAGAATTAATTTATAATTTATTAGATGAAGCCCAACAAAAAAAAGCAACAAAACTCATACAAGATAGAATTAATAAACCAATCACTAATTATAAGGGAATGTATGAACCGCCAACCAAACCAATTAGTTCCATGACACGTGAAGAGTTAATAAAGAATTTACAGAAATTTAGAGACAGCTGGGAAAAAATTACTACGCGAGATACAGATTTATCAGATGAACGTTTAGACGATGAACCAACTCACCAATTACGAAACTTAATTAAATTTTATTATAGCAACAACGCAAAACTATCAGCAGAAGATTGGTTACGTAATTATGTATAATATTAAAAGTGTTTTTTATTATTAATAATTTTTAATTTTAATAAAATAAAATTGATTACATTATAAATTTTATTTTAATCAAATATATAAAAACTTTATACAGTGTAATGCCACCACTTATTATATCATTTGATGGAAATATTGGTTCTGGAAAATCAAGCATTATGCGTTATTTGGAAAAAAATTTCGCAAAATTTTGTGCTTCAAAAGACAATACTTGTAAAATCTGTTTTCTAAAAGAACCTGTTTCTAGTTGGGAATCAATTGGAGATGCAAACGGAAAAAGTATTATTACGCATTTTTATGAAAATAATGAGCGTTATAGTTTTGCGTTTCAAGTAATGGCATATACTAGTCGTTTGTCTTTATTGAAGGAAGCACTAAAAGAAAATTACGATGTTATTATTAGTGAACGCTCCGTTTATACAGACAAATTTGTATTTGCAAAAAGTCTATATGAGGCTAACAAAATGAGCCTTATTGAATATATAATTTATTTAAATTTGTTTAAAGAGTTTCAAACTATTTTTCAAGATTTAAAAATAGTTTATATTAGAACTAAGCCAGAGATTTGTGATTTGCGTGTAAAACAGCGGGGTCGCCTTGGAGAAACTATTCCTATTGAATATTTAAAAGATTGTCATCATTATCATGATGTGTGGTTAAATAATCCAGAAGCAATTGAACAAGGGTCAGTATTAGTTATTGATGGAAATGAAGAAACAAATACAAGCCAATTTATTGACAATAATTTTTACGATGAAGTAACAAGAAAAGTTTATGATTTTGTATTTACTTTATAATTATATTTAGGATTTAGTATTTAAGACTTAATATTTAGTATTTGGATTTTTTTTATATTTTAGTATATTATATGCCATCGCCATTAAGTTTATCAAATTTTACTAACAGATTATCTAGAAGTCTATCTGCATTACAAATTTTACCACGACGCACTACAAGTAATAAAAGTCTAAAAAATAGAAAAGCTACTAAGATTCAGAGAACTTATAGAGCATATGCTACGCGACGAAAATTAGAAACAAAAAAACTCGAAACACAGGCCGAGCATCTTTTTTGTAAAAGTAGAGCTGCTAGAGCGCAGGCTGTAATAGCACTTAATAAAATGATTCGCGATGTTGATGAAGATAATATTGATACTATGGTCTATCATTTATGGCGTGACCTAAGCGACAAGGAACATGCAAAGTGGATTGCCAAGGCAAAAAAAAAATCTATGCAACAAAAAAAAAGCGCAACAATTAAACCTGTGCCTGAATAGTTGGTGGATTAATATTTTTTAAAAATTCATATTTAGCATAAAATAAATAGAACTATAATATAGTAAAATATAATATTTTATTATATTATAAATGCCATCACCACGATCCTTAAGTAATAAAAGTAAAAAAAATAGAAACGCTATTAAAATTCAGGCAGTTTTTAGAGGACGCAAAACGCGACGAAAATTACAAAAAGCTAAAATAAAAGATGAAGCAGCACGCCTCTTTGGTAAAGTCAATAAATCAAAGGTAAAACAAGCGATTATAGACATGGGGCGCGATGTAGATAAAGAAAGAATGGAATATATGACTTGGGAATTGTTTACTGATTTAGAGAAAGATGATCCCGAAAAATATGCATGGTGGATAGAAAAAGCAAAACAAAACTTATTAAAACCAAATAAAACTAATGCTAATAAAAAAGAAAATGAAACATCAAAGCAAAAAGTAAATTATAAACGATGCCCTAATGGCACACGAAGAAATAAAATAACTGGACTATGCGAAAAGCAATGAGTAAATGTATAAAATAACAAATACAAATGTAATGTTAATGAATTAAATATTATGTATTATTATGTATACTAATAATACATATAATAATAGTATAATACATAATAGCGTAAAAAAACATAAATATACGTTTATAATGCTACATCCTATGTATTCAGATTCTACGTACTTTAATGATTATATTGAGTATTTTAAAAACAATTGTATAATTACAAACAATATTAAATTTATTTTGCCAGAATCTCCAGTTATGGACATAGATTATCCAAATAATAAACAATATAATGTTAAATCATGGTATAATTATTATACTTGTTATAACAATTTAAGTAAATTAGATAAAATAAATAGTGATGATTATAATTTACAAACGCAAAATATTGTGTCTATTATAAATAACGAAGCCTCTATTTTAAAAAGTTATAAAACTATATTTATAGTGGGTGTTTCGCAAGGAGGCACATTATTATTTAATATATTAAAATTTTTACCACAACCATTGGGAGGATTGTTTTGTATTAAATCTCTCTATATGTATAAATATGTAAATTTAGAAACTAATAATGCAACTCCTATGTTTTTTTTCAGTGGAAATAAAGATGATGTCTATAATTTAGCATTCCAAATAAAATGCTCAAAATTATTAGAACCTAATTATAATATTGCTTGGACTATTATTGATGGTTTAAATCATTATGATAAAATTGAAGAGGAATATATGTTTGTATTGAAAAATTTTTTATTAAATATTTAGTTAGTGGGTAATAATGAAGCGTCATCATTCGCATTATTAGTATTATTTGCGTTTTCTATTTCATTGATAAAATTATAGGTATTATTTGTAAAATTTTTTAAATTTTTAGACAAATTTTTCAATTTATTAATAATTAAAATAATTCGTGCAACTATTATTGAGTCGCTAATATATGTTTGTTTTAATTTTTCTAATCCAATTAATGCCCCATCAATTGCCTGTTTTAATGTTTCTCCTTCTTCATTATGTTGTCCTGAAATTATAAAATCACTTGTTTTTTCTATATTATTTGTTAGTTGCTCTACATAACTTATACTAGTTTCTCTATTATAATTATTATACCAGCGTGTTATTGCACTTCTATAACCAAAACTATCAACACATAATTTAGTTGAACCAGGCAAAGTTAGCACTCCTAATTTATCATAGTCTTCTAATTGTTTAATAACTTCTAAATCTAATAATATATGATTAATAGCCATTTTATTGTTATAATTTATAAAATTATAAAAATATAAAAATATGAATTTATAAAACTATGAATTTATATTTTTAATCTCATAATAAAATTTCTTGATGTATTTTTTATATGAGTAGCATTATTAGAATGCTTTACAGATTCAAACTGCATTTGTGTCATTTTTAAAGTGTTATCATTATTAGGAATAAAATTATATTTTGATTTTATAATATTATCTAAATAAATATTGTCATTATTATTAATAAATTCAAGATTAAAGTGTGTCGATAAAGTATGTAATTCTAAAAAATGAATATTATTATTGTATGTAAATATGTGATTATTGTCTTCTTTATTTGGTATATGAAAAATAACTAATAGTGTATAATTAGATGTATATTTTGAAAATTTATTATTGAAGTCAATAATGCTATTTTTTATATTTTCATCAACATTATTCATATTATTAAATGTCATAATAAATAATTTGTGTTGTTGTTGTTGAAGTAAATTTTTAAATCTATCAACACATCTTACATAATAAGTATAATGCCCTATATTTATTAATGGATTATAATGCATAAACATATTATTACCATATTTTGAATGTCCGCACATTGATTGCGAAATATTTATATAATAAGATTTGTCTAAAAAAATATTAAAGTTGTCTTCTATACAATGTATAATAGTGTCGCAACTTGAAAAAATCCAATCAAAAGGATAGGAACATGATTTATATTTATTTCTTTTTAATATTTGAGAACTATGACACATTCCACCTAAGGAACACGTATAATTTATTTCTAACATAGTGTATAATATTAATAAAATATTTTTTACAAATAAAATTTATTAATATTTATTATATATTACATTATTTTTATTGCTAATATGACTAGTATTGCTTGTTCCTTTATATTTCAAAATATCTATAATTTTTGATGTTGTAGGAAATTCTTCATCTCCATATATATCTTGTAATAACAACCATTCAAATAAACCTCCAATATAAACATATAAATTTGCAAAACCCAATTTATACAATTGATTATATTTAGTTATTACCCTATTATCTGTACAATTTTCTCCATATATTATAATTTTAATAACTCTAGTATTTTTTAAACAATTGTTTAATATTTCTTCTTCTCTTGAAGCATGTATAGAATTCTTTATTAAACAATCTTGCTTACTATAATCAAGCGTATTAATTAATAAAATTTTTTCATTGCCATAATTTATACATTTTTGAATATATTCAAAGTTAACTTTATTAATACTATTATTATTACCCATAACTAATATAACTTGATTCTTTATAATATAATATATAACGAAATGTTATTATATATTATAATATGTAAATATTATGTTTTAATGAAATTCAACATAAAAAAATTTATGTTTTAATGAAATTCAACATAAAAAAATATTATGTTTTAATGAAATTCAACAGTTGTAATTATAAATTCTTTTTTAATTGATTTTGATGCATTGCTTGAAAGTTCTTCGCGTTTTTTTCTAGTTTTGTTAGAAATGTTAGAGTTATTAGAATTATTTGAGTTATTTGAATTATTTGAGTTGTTTGAGTTGGTTGATGAATAAGAATCAGTACTTTCTAATGATGTTGTTGATGTATTTGAGTTTAATGACGAGTTTTTTACTTTTGCCGATGTATTTCTTAAATTCATATCATTTTCAATAATTTTATAATTTGCTTCAATATATTCCAATATTTTATTTTCAATGCACCATTTGAAAAAATTTAATTGCCCCAAGGTGGTTTGAATACAAGTTTCATTTTTATATGGAACATTTATTCTCTCCCATCTGCAAAATGGGTCAAATTTTTTTTTACTATATGCTTTTAACTTTAGTTTATAATCATTATAAACTTTAACTCTTTCATTATTATCTAATTCATATACAATATAATTTTTTTTGGAATAATTTGTCACAAACCAATCAACAATCCTAAGTGATATTTTTGATGTTCCATTTATAATATTTATCATTTTATCAAAATTATTATTACTATTGTAAAATTGTAATAATTTTTCTAATAATAACTCACTTTGTGTATCAAAATTTGTAGACATATAAATATTATTTGTTTAATTATTACTAATTAAAAAGTGTTTAAATTATAATTTTTACTAATATAATATATAAGAACTATATATAATAGTATATAATATATATATATATATATATATATATATATATATATATATATATATATAT